GGGGGGGGGGGGGGGTTTTCTGTGCCTCACACCCAACAACACTCACACGGGGTGAATAATTGTCACCGATCAGTATAGCACATCAACCAATCTTCGCAGCAGTCAAGACGACACCACCCCAACCAATATTAGACGAGGGTGCGCAGGTGACACGGAACTGGACAACAGCACTCTGGTTATCTACTGTCGTGTAGTAAGGCACCTGACCCAAATTAACGAACATCACGTTGCTGTTAATGGTGTACGTATTAAACCGTCCGACATGGTATTCCTTACCAGCCAATGACATATAACAGTTGATAAACGAACTTTGAGCATTAAAGTCATTAGCAAACGTGACAGAGGCTGACACCAACCACAAGCCAGCCTTCTTAAATTGGAAGTTGCCATTAACACGGTCAGCGTTTGCGTTCTGGTAACGATAGAAGTAGTCAGACATGGACGTGTTAGTCACATAATCAGTTTCAATGGGGCCACCAAAGATAGTCGTGTACCGACCATCAGAGTAAGTACTCACTGTCTTACGATCAGCCTGGTAAATAAGCACATCTGGGTTTTTGCCTGCCGCATCACGCAGAGGCTTCAGCTTAGCTTCACGATCAGAGTCATTCTTAGCAATAATGACCCGCCCATCCTGAAGGCCCTTCACAACCTCAGAAACCGAATTGAAACCGAGGTTCATGAAGATAGGCCACGATTGGACCACATCATTGTCGCTGTAGGTCCAAATACCTTGCTTGTTGATTGGCATCAGTATCGCACTCCTGAAATAGAAACTTGTAGACCAGACTGATCACTGGCGCTGACCAAATACTGATCTGGGTTATAGCCAGAGACGTTGATCGTCACGTATGGGTTGCTAACCTCATTGTAGTTGATTAGCGTTGTAAGAGATAGAGGGGCACTGAGTGTCTTGTTGTAAGTAGGAACAAACACAGTCGTCCCACCAATACGAGCACCGTTTACAATCACATGAGCTTGAAATAGTACAGAAGATGGGGTGATATTATCCTTTACACGGATTGAGATGAAACCGGAGACAGCTACGAGCATGAATGAGCCTGCATTACCCCAATCAAGTTGTGCAGTATAAACAGAATTGCCGACATGCGAAGTATCATCGGTAAAAACCAACTTAGACCTAGTGTCCGTAAAATTGAATGGTTGTGCGACACCATTAGCCGCATTACTCTGCACAAGAGCAGAAATAGCGTCAGAAGAATTAATCAACTTGTTATCGTGAACACGGACAAGCGTTTCAAGATTAGCCAACCGTCGATCAATATCTGAACCCCATGCTTGAGAAGGGGCTGGCAAGTTATGCTTCATTATGGGTGTATCCTCTCAACGACAACTCCTTCAGTGTAATGCCTTTAGGGGCTTCTAGGTCTTGAACACGTGGCCTATCAAAGATAGCGTGCAGGTCAATAACCTTAGTGTAAGGTTCGCATGAAGCCTTTACACCTGAGTTGTCATAGTTAACTGTTGTAATCGTCCAGACAAACCTGTCGAACACCGCGTTAGTTCCCGCCAGCCTACCGAATACCTGTGCCCTGTCAGTCACAGCCTTATTAGCTGTAAACTTCTCAAGATCAGTTTGAATCTTAGGCATTGTCGTACCAGTAGGCCAAACTTCAGAGGCTTTCTTAGGCAACGGTTGACCAGTGAAGGCAGTAACATCTGAAGCCAAGACATTGGGTCTCGTGAAGTCATATACGACATCCGTATATGCCTCATTCAGTGGAACAGCGCCTGTCCAATCAAGACCACAGCTATATCCGAAAGCACCTTGAGCGGCATAGACACACGCCTCGTAAGCCTCGTCAATAGTTGTAATGAACTTAGAGTCAATTTTCACAGGCTCAGTCTTTGGTGTGTAACCAGTCTGGAAATGCAACGTCTTTTCTTCATACAAATAGACATCGGCAAAGATACGTAGTGATTGATAGTCATTCTGCCCATCTGACTCTGCAAGTCTAAAGGGACCGAGGCGTTTATTATCCATTCCAGTAACGCGAACCTTCAACTGGTTCGCTTCGTCACCTAGTTCGACATGGACAGAACCACCTTCAGCGTACCATTGTGCAGGCGTGATAGGCTTGTTGTCCTTACCTACCACACAATACTTCGATTTGTTAATGATGTATCGTGACCTGTCATCATGTGTGGCTGTAGCAAGTCCCGTATCAGAAGGAAGAATCTGATTAGGCATGACACAAACAGGCTGGTCATACAAGCCATTGACTACACCAGTCACTTCAAGGATAAACTCTTTTGTTTCCCCAGACTCAACAGAAAGAACTTCACCACTAGAAAGCTCCTTCTTTTGGTCCCCATCAAGTGTAGTTGGGGGGTAGGCAAGAGAAATAAGCCGCTCACCCGCAACTTTTGGTGTCTGGTAGGCAAAGCTACCGGATGGGTATTCTGCTGCGTAGCGGCCATATCTGCTGCGCATAGCATCTTCGTAGTAAACGCACTCAATATCAGAAAAAGGCTCGTCAACAGAAAACTCAATACTGTAATCCCGTGTAAACCCTTGAAACCGAGTTAGAATACTGTGATTACGGTACAGAACAATAGTGTCATAAACCCAAGTAATCTGCCAGTCCTTAGCTGACAAAAAAGACTTCAGGATAGCCCACAAATTACCCCTGCCGCCAGAAAAATTGTACTCATCCAGTGGGTACTCACCAATCACCCCAGGCACACCCGTCTTAAAAAAGCTAAGTGACGAGTTACGGTTAGGACCAACAAAGATTTTAGGCTCTGAAACACCTACAACCTTAAAAAAGTGCTTAACAATGTCCTTAACCGTAGCCCTGTACAAACTAGGGATACTTGTATCAACATTCAACCGATAAAAAGGGTCATTGAGGGTAGCAGACCAGGCCCATGGTGTATTCGTAATCGCACGAACAAAAGCATGTGTACGACCAAGCCGATGGTCATCAAGCATAATCTCATGACCAATAACATCAGCTGCTTCAACAAACCCAGTACCAGCCAAACTATATTCAGAGAAACCGCCTGTCGAGTTGTTGCGGTCAAGCGAAACAGCATCCTCAACGACAGACCAGGAAGTCAGCTTGTTAGTGGGAAAACCAATAACATTTACCAAGACCACACCTCTTCCAGAGTAACAGAAGCCGTGAAATGCCCACGAAAATTGTTCACAGTCACAACCTTAGCAGTCCCAGGAACAACCTGGAGATTACCCCCGCCCGATGGATACGAATAATTATAGGCAAACGTGGTTTGGCCGGGTGCTTCCTGTGTAGGCTGAGGCCGAATACGGAGAGCACACCAAGCCATATGACCATCTTGCAGCGGCTTCATCTCGATTTCCCACACACCATCACCAAACCCGAAGACTCTGTTCTTTTCTCTGGACTCAACAAGTGTCGGCAAGCCGTCCCCACCAATGCGATTAAACCTCCACTCAAAGGGCCGCTTACCATCAGCCTCACCGTACGCAAAGAATGTGCCGTAATACCCTTCTGGGATAGCGACACGCTCAACGTAATTACCGGGTTTACTCAACGACAAAGTCATTTCATGGCTATTGAGGTGATTGTACTTATTGCCGAGCTTGTTCTCCATATTCAGAATATTCGGCTTCAAAATAACCCCTGGATGACCAGACTGCTCATTAAGATTCTTCGTCGGAAACAACGCCTGCTTACCCCAGTCATTAAACGCAAACGGCGAGCCGACATGGTAATGAAGGTACGGCAACCCCATCAAAGGGGACAAGGCATTGTTCATCGTGAATGGGTCAAGATAAGTCACCCACTCACCGGTGCGATTCATAAACAGACGACGAAACAAATCAGCCTGTTCACGATTCAAGTACGACCAAGTAAGCTCATAATGCTTATGGCCGTATACAGAGCCGCTAATATCCGCAAACCCGTTCAGCAGCGTCGTAGCACCGTCACCTGAATGAACAGAGTCAGACACAGGTGACTCATCGGGTGCAGGAAACCAAGACATGAACGTGCCGCCGACAGAGAAAAATACCTCACGGGTCGCACAACCTCTAGTAGACACCACGATTACCCGCTCCTTCATTACGATTGTCGATGTTCTGGCTAATAGCCTGTCCATCCAAAAGGACGGAAGTGCTAACGGCCTTCACCAACTGGTTAAACTGTTGTGGGTTAATTGTAACAAGATCAGAGCTACCACCCATAGCGTAAACACCACCAGCCGACACAGGAACCTGCATGGTGTTCAGCGCGTTCATGAAGCCCTTGCCGTAGAAATCGACAGCTGGCTGGCTAATCACGTACTCGCCGCTACGGACACGGAACATGCCCTTGCCGTCCGTAGCCATGAGGTTATCAGCCTTCGGATTAGCAGGTGGGCGGCCAGGCAACAAGCCACCACCAGCAAAACCAGGAATCTCGCCACCCTTGTAGAACCGACTGCTACGGCCAGAACCAGACCATCCGGCCCCACTATGCGGGATAAGACCGTCACGCCAAGGACCAGGCGTGTTCGGGTGTGCAGCCCCACCCCACCAATTAGACGGCCACGACCAAGTAGCCTTGATCGTCACCGGAATAGTACTCTGGCTAGGTTGAACAGGAACAGTCACTGGACTAGCATGAAGGCTATCAATCGCGCCCTGCGTTGAACCGACAGTGCCGTTATCGGTCACATGCTCCTTCACCTCACGAGGAACCTGACCAATAGTCGAAGTCAAGCTATCGAAAGCCCCAGCCAACTCAGTAACTTCACCCTGGTTATAGCCAAGCTGAGTAACCTGGTCAATGAACTGACGCTTCAGCGATTGCGTGTACGCCTCAATCTCCTGTGTCGAATGACCAGCAGCAGCATACGCCTCAATCAGACCAATCATCTGAGACTGCAACGACCGCAAAGCCTCACGGTTAGCAATAGCAGCCTCAGTGTAGCCCTTCAGCGCAAACTGTCCCGCCTGAAGAGTTGCGATCTCCTTGTCGTTGTCCGCAATCTTCGTCTGGCCTTCACTGATTTTTTGCTTAGCCTCGTCAATATCAACCTGGGTAGACTGCGCGCGCTCCGTGTCGCCGTACTTCACAGCGACAGCATGGAAGAACTCAGCGTCGTGCAACTCCTGCTGGTTCTTCCGCATGTCCGACGCGAGCTTTTCATTCTCCTTACGAAGATCAGTGATCTTCTTCGTCGTGCCCTCAACACCCTTCTTCAGGCTGTTCAAGCCCTTATGGTAGTTGTCCTGAGCGGTCGTGGAGCGCCACCAAGTAGTGAGCGCCTTGTCGAGCGCAGACTTCAAGCGGCTAAGGAAGTCCTCGAAAATCTCGGCTGCGGTCTTCGTTTCCTTACGAGCATGAGACGCGCCACCACCTCCACCGGAACGAGGTGAACGGCCACCACCGCCCCCACCGCCGGAACGAGACGGCTTAGCCTTGAAGTTGTTACCACTAAACGCCGACGTGCCATTGTTACGGTTAGCAAACGTTGGCATACGAATCTTGGACTTCTGACCCGCAGTGTACGAACCCTTGCCAGTCTTCGACTTCGAGCCGCCGATAGCGCCCATGTAGCCCTGGATAGACTGCCAGATAGCCTGCACCTTGCCCAAGAAACCTTGAGCCTGCGACACAGCTTGAGCCGCGTTATCAACCATCTGACCAAGCGACGCATCCGTAGCAGAATGGTCAACCTCGCCGGACTGGTACGGTTGAGCGATAATCGCAGCCATAGTGTCTCGCTGCTGCTCGAACTGGCTCATATCGAAACCCTGCGCAGCAAGGAAGTCGATGGTGTCTTGGATAGAGTTCTGAGCGTACTGGTACGCCTCTTCACCAGTCAGACCCATTTCCTCAATACCGGCAGCAGCCGCGTTACCCATCTTCTCGAAATAATCCGAGATAGCAGCAATGTTCGCCTGGCCGTCCGGGCTGTTCGGGTCCATCGACGTACCGTGCTCCTGCATGGACTCGTACACCTGTTGCAACGACGAATCGAGCGTAGCAGCCGCGTCTGTCGAAGAGAACATCTCGTCAAGGACAGAGCGAATAGCCTCGGCCATGCTATGGAACTCGCCCTTAGCGTCACCAACCTTGAGACCAGCTTCTTCCGTCTGTTCACCTGTCTCTTCGACACCCTGACCGAAAAGAACCGCGTCGTTCAGAGCGTCTTGCATTGCGCCGCCGACACCATCTGTCTTTGACTTCAAGCCTTCTAGCGCATCAATCTGATCGTAATATGGCTTCGTCTCAAGATAAGGCGTACCCATAGTAGGTCGGAAGTTAATCCCTGTCGCTTCAGTCTTTCGGGCCTCAATCTGAGCAATATACCCATCCACATACGCATCAGCAGCAGCCTTGCCGCCACCCTGAGATTCAGACGTAGATGCGAGCTTAATGTACTTAGCGTACGAGAAGCCCATGTCAACCAAAGCCTGCTTGGTTTCCTTCGACATGCCCTTGAAAGCCTCGGAACCCTGAACAGCATCCATAATCAACGCTTGAGTATGCTCACCAATCTTCAGGGTAGAGTAGCCCATAGCCTCGGCCTGCTCATGGGTAGCCTGAACAACCTGACCGGACTTATCAATGTAGTAGCCAAGCGCCTGACCGTTAGCAGTCAGAACTTCACCATTCTGTTCAATCGTAGCGTTCAGCTCCACAAAGCCAGACTGCGTGCCGTTGCCAACTTCCTTCGTATCCTGAGCCAAAGCGTTCAGAATCGCAGAAGAACCACCGACAGCGTTCTTAAACTCGTCAGCTTTAGACGAAGCATCCTGGAAAGCATCTCCAAGGTACGTCGCACCAACCGACACAGCCGTCAAAATACCCGAGATAGCAAGGCCCCAAGGCCCACCGAACATCGACAACAAACCAGAGCCGACAGCAGACAGCTTAGACAAGGCACCGACAGCCTGACCAGCCCCAGCCGCAACCTGCGCCCCGGCAGCAGCCGCAGACGCGCCCGCAGAAGCCATTTGAGCAGCGTTCTGAGCACCCTTCGCAGCCGCAGCCTTACCAGCCGCAGCAGCCACCATGTTATCCGCAGCAGCAAGACGCTGATTAGCCGCAGCAGCAGCATTAGCCGTACCGATGTTTGCAGCAAGCGACGAGTCATACTGGACAGTCGCCGTCTGAGCCTGACGAATAGCCTGCCACACGACACTCCACGTCGCCTTCTGTGCGCCTGTCGCCTGCAACATGCGGTTTTGCATCTGCAAGTACGTAGCCGACATCGACACAGCCGCAGCCTTCGCAGCCATAAGACCCACACGCACTGTCGCTACAGCCGCGAGCGCACCAACAAACGCCTGAATAGGTGCGGGCAGCTTAGCGAAAGCATTAACAATACCTGTCGCAGCAGAAATCAGCAGCTTGAACGGCACCATGAAGCTAGAGTTCATGGCCGCACCCGCGTTCTGCAAAGCGTGCTGGAAAGCCTCAACCTTAGCCGCCAAGGTGTCCATGATGATGCCCATCGACTCATCAATGAACGTTGTACCCTTAGAAGCTGCCTCGGCCTCCTTCAACTGTTCGACATACAGGCCGACACTGTTCGACATACGCGACAGCAATTCAACGTCACGCACGTTCTTGAAGCCCAAGTCCTTAATCGCCTGAGCCTTTTCAACCTTGTCGCTGATACCCGCGAGGTTTTGCAGGATGCCCTGGAACACCTTGTTCGGGTCGTCACGCCACAACTTCTGGAACTCAGCATCAGTCACGCCGACAGCCTGGGCGTAGGTGTGCATCTTCTCGCCACCATCAGCAGCAGCAGAGTTGATCGAGTTGAAGATACGCTGCAATGAACCGCGCGCCCACTCCTTCGGAATAGCGAGCGACGACAACGTAGACGACAGAGCAAGAATCTCATTCTGGGTGAAGCCAGCAGACTTACCCTGAGCAGCAATCGACACAGCCATGTTCGCAATCTCAGGCTCAGTCGCAACCGACTTCGCACCAAGATCAGCAATCTGGTTAGCCAAGACCGCGTAGCCGTCACCCTTACCAGGTGCCGACTCTTGCAGCTTGCCCATCATCTCACCGAAACGACCAAACGCAGTAGAAGCCGACTCAACTTCCATACCCGTCACAGTAGAGAACTCAGCGACAGCCTTCGTAAAGTCATTCAACTTATTCGTCGGAATGTTCATCTGCGCGCCGAGAGTACCAATCTTCGACAGATCAGCAAACGACGTAGTAGTTGTCGTAGACAGATCAGTGTAAGACTTCTTCAGCTCACCAAGCGACTGTGCCGTGCCCTGAGCGGTACGCTCCACATCAGCAAACGCGCGCTCCTGCGCAATGCCAGCCTGAGCAGCAGACGACACCACACGGCCAATACCAGCTGTGATCGCGCCGTAGTACACGGCCATGTCGCGTGCAGCATAACGGACGTTTTCAATCGCCTTCTCACTCGCGCGAGCGTTATTGCGTGCTGTACTAGCATCCGAGCGAATAGCCTGACGCTTAGTCAGCTCTTCCTCACGAATACGAGCACGTTCAGTACGGGCAAGCTCAGCCTCACGAGCAGCACCAATACGCGCCGACGCACTAGCGACAGCAGCTTCACGCTTAGACTCAGCAGAAGCCGTCGTTGCAGCAGCCCTAATCTCAGCCTGCTCCAAAGCAGTGAGCGCCTGAATCTCAGCAAGACGGGTAGCCTCAGCACCCTTCGCCCGCACAAGGCTACGCTCGTCCTTACCCTTCTGCTTTTGCAACGGGATAGCGTTATCCTCACGCTTCACCGAAGCCTGCGCACGCAGCTTTTCAGCCTGAGCCTCAGTCTTACGCGCCTGCGACTGATTCAACTGAGCCTGAGCCTTCTTCGCCTTATTCTCAGCCTCAGCCATAGCATTAGACGCAGAAGCCACCTCACGCATAGCCGAGGCAGTATCCCTCAGCTTAGCGATATGGTCCTTACTCAAGTTATTCATCGTGCGAGTCTCACGGATGAACTGTCGATACGCCGAGACAGCCTTATCGACACCCGCCGAAAGATCAGCCTTACTCGCGTCCCCAGCGGCCTTATTCAACGAGCCAAGCGCATCAGCCACAGACTTCAATGCTGTCGCAGAGTCCTTCAGGTTCTTGACCTTCGAGCTGTCAAGCTGCAAAGAATCAAGAACAGTCCCACCACGACCAGACGGGGACTTCAGCGTAGCGACAGCACTCTGAAGCGAGCCAATCTGCTTTTCCAGAGCACCAATGCTCTGTGCCGCCTTGTCTGCCCCAGCAGCGTTAACGTCAATATCGATCTTGATTGACTCGTCTGCCACCTTAACTCCTAAAAAGAAAAGTCCCTGATACCACTTCAATGATACCAGGGACTTTTCCTACCTAACTTGCTCAAGCGCTTCAAGAGGCGACGGCAACGGCTCTTTCGTACCGTCCGAGTATTCGACAGTACCCATCACTGTGTACGTGCTTTCACCCGGCTTGGTTTCCTTAGCGTGCTCTCGATGTCGATCAAGCTCAGCACATGAATAACACGTAGAAGTCTCCACATGGAACTCAATCGCGCTATGCTCACTACGACCGTACCAGAGCGGTGTACCACACTTGTTACACAAACTATCAAGATAGTATTGATAACCCGCAGCCAAAGCAATATCTAAGTTAGTGTATTCAGTTTGATCTATTGGCTCCGAGTCAAGCTCATCACCAATAAACACAGGCACCATGCGAGCAAACATGCCATGAGCGCCCGTAAACAGTGTCGGCGGCTTACTCTCCGCTCTCGCCGTCTTCAGCAGAAGAATCATCCACTGGTTCTCCGGTTTGCTCAGCTCCGTCCCCACGAAACGTAGGGTCAGAAATTGCCTCCGACACGACGACACCAAGCTCCTGCGCGTCATTCCACGTCGCGCAAATCTGCTGCCACAAGAACTCAGGCAGATGACCACGCAGCTCCGCAGCCTCGTCATCCGACAGGCTGTTCTTCGACTCGCCCGTGGCGTTGTCGATGACTTCGACACAGGAGCGGGCAATGATGTACTCCATCAGACGATCTTCGCGCTCGATGCTGATGATTGCCTTTTCATCCTCGTTCTTGTTCTTTGTGGAGAAGAACGGGTCCTCCCAGACCTTCTTCTTCAGGATGTACAGTTCCTTGTTTGATAGCGCGCGCAGACGCAAGGTAATCGTCTCCTTACGAAGCGCCTCAAGCTCTTCTTGCAGCTCGACACCAGGGGAAGTGTCGGTAATCGAACGAGACAGCGGTGCCTCAGCGATCTGCGCGGTCTTAGCCAGTTCGACCAACTGAGCGAAACGCTCCGCGTTCTCGGTATTCAACGGCACGTCAATAGCCTTGACCGTAGGCTTGATAGACGAGATAATCTTAGACAACTCAAAAGCCATGATGTCTACTCCAATCAGATATGAGAATACCCCCGCACCTCGGAGGCACAGGGGTATTCTAGCAGAACTGATCAGGCAGCGACAGCCTTGTTCAGCTCCATAAAGCCTTGGGGCAAGAACGGGACGGTGAACTGGATCGGCTTATCGCCGTCTCCCAGCTCGTCCTTCGGGTTGTCCGGCACGACCTTGAAGGCCGACAGCTCCATACCGGCCTCGACAGGGGTGCCCTGTCGGAAACCGATACGTTGGATAAGGTAGCCTTCCTTGATACCATCAAGGGTGCCACGCTTGAACAACTGAAAAGCCTTATCGTAGACGGAGGTGTTACCCGCCGCCTTCTGACCAGCCGCGATAGCCTCGCGGAAGAACGTCAGCGAGGCTTCATAGTTAGCAATAGTCGGGGTCTTCGCGTTACCCGAATCGCAAATGGTACGCGAGTCGTCGGTATCGCTGTCGGTTGCACCGAGTGTCATACCAGCTGCAATCGCGCAGCTGATGTCAACCGCCTTCGGCGTACCACCCGTGTAGGTAGTAGCCTTAAACAGGTCAGCAGTCGAAGTAATGGCATCAGCCGGAACCCACCAAATAGTGGTGTTCGGCGACAACATCTTGGGCATCAGTCTTCCTCCTTGTGGGAAACGATATCGTCATCTTCAATGGTATCATCCTCGCCGCAACACTTAGCTTGCGTAATCGGCGTATTGTCATCGACAACCTCATACATGTCCGGCAGAACAGCCAGCTCATCTTCAGTCTTGTCGCAGACAATATTGGTAAAAACATTGCGCACGCGCAATTCACTCACCCCTATCCAGGTTGACATAAAAACTCATACTGTGCTGATAAACCGTAGGCCGCAACGTGGAATCGAAATCGCTATCAGTACCCACCGACGCAGCGATATTCACCCCATTAGACCCTTCAACCAACACAGCACCAATGAGCTTCTCTTTCACAACCGACACAAGCCGATTGAGAAGTTTCTTATTCACAGCGTACACGTCCACCGTGAAAGGATGCTCATACACATCCATAGTATGACCACCCAACGACACATACTCGTCCAACTGACGATTAATCTCAGCGCCACCGTGGTACACAATATAGAGAGGCACCTTCGTATCACGCGAAAAAGAATCGAAAACCTCGACATCCTTAATCGTGCGCAAAAGAGCCAGACAAGCCTCGTCAAACTCCAAGGTCCTATCCGTCACTTCAGCCTCCCATAGAACTCTTCGCGGAACACAGCCGTCACACGAGGCAAGTACTTAGCCGGGGTAATACCCTTCCCCTTGTCGCCGCCAGTAGGCTTGCCACGCAAACCAGAACGCAAATAACCAGAAGTGCGCTGACTATACGTGCCGTTCTCCTGCCACGCATAGTATGGCTTAGCGCGGTCCCACCTGTGCCAACCAATCTCGACAACCTTACCGCCCTTAGACGCATCAACACGGAAAGCATCACGCATGTAGCCAGTATCAACACGACGCGGGTCTGTCGCAATCAAAGCACGACCATACTCAGTAGAAGCGACAGCAGCAGCCTTAGCCGCAGCGTCAACCTTCTTCCAAGCAGCATCAATGATCTTCTTCTTCGCCTTAGCTGCAACACCGTACCTGTCGGTATCGACAGTTACCTTAATACCGGCAACACGACCATCATACCGGACAGTCTTTTTCGTTCTAGCCATTAGCAGTCTCCCCCGTTGCCACATCACACAAAAGCGTCACCTGCCAGTTCAACGTATCAACCTGAGCGTTACGCACAACCAGCTTCAACCCAGCAACACGCTGGTCGGTCGGCATTTCCTCTACCTGGACACGCATACCCTCAGCAAACGACACACGCGCATCAGGGTTGCCCCACAAATCACGCGAAAAAACCTCGTTCTTGTCGATATGCAAAAGCTGCACACGATACGCATGAACACCTGTGACTGTACCAGCCCACTCACGGTTACGAGCACGCCAGTCAACGTTAGGTGTAATATTCGCCCAACCCTTCCACACAGGATTGTTATACTCAAGCGACAAACCAGCCTCATCAGACCAGTCATATGCTACTGTGTCTGGCTCCTTGAAAATGCTCACCTTCGTATTAGCCAACAACTGCAACGGATAATACGAGGCATACATGAACAAAGGGTGAATATTCGGGTCAATAGACAAGCCCATTAGAAGTTCACCGCCCAATCCACAGGCTCAAACGTTGGCTGCACAACATCAAAGCAAAGGTTATTCACCTCGTCTTCACGAGCAGACGCACGCAACTGACGAGCACGACCGACAATCGCAGACAGCAGCTTAGCGCCGTCCGTCTGCTTGTCGTCAGTCTTCAAGACAAGCAACTGCAAAGCCTTATCCATGCCGATAGCATCACACGCATCAGCAGCAGCCAGCTTCACGTTACCACCGTTAACAGCGAGCAAAGCCTCAATCTCTTCATCCGCGAAAAGATAACGCGGCTCGTTCCTCAAATCACGCAAGTCCTCCAACTTACGCAAATCAGGAATAAGAACACGCACCTGCCCCACAGGCGAAGAAAAATCAATATCACTCATGAAACCAGTATAGCAATACCCCCATGACCAAAAGGCCACAGGGGTATTGCTTAATCAGCTAACTGATCAGAGGTGATCAGTTAGCCGTCCACCGGCAGACAGGACGACACCATCAAGGTTCAGCAGGCCAGCACCCGCGATCTGACGAACGCGAATCTCCACGTCGTCATTGTCAAAGCTACCTTCACGGTAATCGACAGCGCCGCCGCCGAGCATCGTACCAGTCGCGTTGTGAGCGCGAAGCTCCGGAGTCTCACGACCACGCATGGAGGTCTTGGCAATCGTGGTCTTATCGCCAGCCTTGCCACCCTTGGGGACAAGCGCCCAAGCGTCGTCACCAACAATGGTGCCAATGAGGTCGCTTTCCACGACCTCGATGTCGGTCAGCGTGTTGGTGCTGATCGTGGTCGTCTTGCCATTCGTGGTGCGAATCTCACGAATAGCAAGCAGATCACGCGCAAGCTGAGCCTGAGCAGGCGAGCAAATCAGCGCGAAACCACCAGGAACGGTGACAGTGCGACCGGACTCAGACTTGGTGTTAAGGGCCTGCCAACGAGCAGCAGTGATAGCACCGTAGGAAATACGCGCATCCTTGCCGTTACTACCGGCGACAGCCTCGCCCTTGAACTCGGCAGGAACCTTCGACAGGTCAAGCTGACGATCCAGCTCAGACTTGATGTTCTTGGCGCGAGGGTCGAACAGGGTCATGAGGACCAAAAGGTCCTCGGTACGCGCCGCAAGGCGACCCGCGTCAGTCGGCAGCTTCTCAATCGTGTTCCAATCGTCATTGACGATTGCCTCGAAGCTGAACTGAAGGCGCGCACCATGCTTGCCAACCTCAACGAAACGACCATTGCCGGTGTACGTGAGAGTCGGGTATGGGGTCAACTCAGGAATCGCGGGCAGCGTGTCCTGGATGGGCGAGAAGCCACCGTTGTCGATAGGCATCGACGCAATGTCCGAGTTCAGCGACAGGTAGGCAGCGGGACGGAAGTCGTTGAGCAAGACCTTTTCCGCAATGCGGGGCCAGATCGAGTCGTACTCGTTGTAAGCGCTGACAAACTGCACGTTAGCAGCGTTAACAAACATGGTCGGCGCGAGGCTGTCAGTAGTGACAGCCTCCTTCAGCTTAGCCTGAGCGATCTTGTCGCCAGCAAACGAGCCTTCCAGCAGCTTGTTGAACTCAAGCTGCTTTTCCTCAAAAGTAGTCATTAGTTAAACCTTTCAGGCCAGAGGACGAGTGTCGAGAACAACCTGGTAAACAGTGTCCTTAGCGGCAGAAGAGTAAATCTCCTTCACCCAGCCGAGCACAACATCAGCGCCCGCCTTAGTGAAGGTGACAGTAGGCTTGGCACCGGCAGTCGCAGCCTTCAGGTAAACAAGCGTGCCAGGATTGAACGGCGACGGAGCATTACCACCAACCTTGAGAGCGAACACGCCGCCCTTCACGCGAACCGAGGCGTGCTTAGCGCGATTCAGGCCATAAGTAGGCTTGGTAAGAGCCTCGGCAGCAGTCGCGTAATCAGTCTTTTCCCCAGCCGGAGCAACATCGGACATCAGGATGCCAGCAATGCCAGCCTCCTTGTTGATAACAACAGCGTCACCGGCCTTCAGGTGCTTCTGATTGTCATCAATCTCCAGAGACAACGTATCGCTGTACTCGAAAATCTGGTTATCCTTGTTACCCGTCAGAGGGAACTTCTTGATACCTGCCATGATCACTTCCAACCAATCTTATCGTAGGACTCCTTCAAGGAAACCCCGGCAGACTCGTCAACAACGGGGGTGGCAGTCGCAGCGACAGCCTCCTTGAGATACGCCCGCTCAGCCTCAAGCGCAGAATCGACATCCGCGCCCTTCTTCACAGCCTCACGAACACGCGCGACAGCCGCCTCCGGCAAACCGGACTCAGCAATCTTCTTACCAGCCTCAAGGACAGAATCAACATCGACAGATGCCTCTTCGACCTTCTCAGCCGGTTCCTCCACCTTGGCCTCTTGAAGAGAAGCCACAGCAGATTCCAGCTTAGAGCCAAGGGCTTCAATAAGAGAAGCAAACTCACCCTTCAGCTCATCGAACTTGGACTCAAGCAGCTTTTCGTCCACAGTCCCCTCCTTAATAGAATTGTTGTTCCTATTTGATTCTAGCAGATCAACAATGCCACCACCCGCACCAGGCGCGGTAACAAAGTCAACCGACCTAACGCCAGCAAAAACAGGAACAACACCTGTTTCCGCAATTGGCTCGTTGCACCAAGCATTGATGGAAACACCAATATGCTCCCACTTATCCTTGATTAGATCATTCACCCCAGAAAACACCTTACACACAGTGTAGAGTGCCCCATCCTCACCAACCGTCGCGTCTTCCAAAAACACGCCAGCATAGTCACGAATAGAACGCTCCGGGCGCTCCCATTCCTCAGTCTCGGTTGGGTGGTCGATAAACATTTCCGTGCCCGCCTTAAACAAAGGCGCAGACTCAGCCAAGTTCTCAGCAGTGTAAATACCACTCGAACCCTGGCCCGGCACGATAATACGGATGCGGTACTTACCCTCACCAAGAGACTCAGTACCAACAGCCGCTGTAGACTCGTGCAACTTAAGCATCAGTCCCCCTATCCCGGTTGTCGTTCGTTCCATCAGACATCGGCCCAACACCTGTTGCGCGCCCGTCTTCAGCATCATCACTCTTTGTCGTTGTCGAATCTTCCTCGCCCTCGTCCTCATTCTCACCCTCATCGGGTAGGGCAGGCAAATCTTCCAACGGCAAAGAACCAGCAATCTTCAAGAGCTGCAACACACCGGAACGCATCTCAATCTGATGCAACGCACCATTCTGGAACGCCAGCGTCAAAGACTGAATACGGCGGTGCGTCTGATCATTATTGATCGAACCGTACTCGATCTGCACCTTAATGCCGAGAGCCGCAGCAATCTCATTCAGCATGTCGATATGGAGTTGACGACGCAATTCCAACGCCTTAAACGTCGGGTCTTCCAGTGCAGTTTCAGCGCCCTGTCGTCCACCCGCAGAACCATCAGTCAACAACACCGACAATGGGATGTCGAGAGCAGCCGACACCATAGCCGCAAGAGGCGTGCCAGCCGAGAAATCAATACCCGCACCGGCCTTGTTAATCGCCTGAATGTCCTGCCCAGCGCCGATGTTCGCCGTGGCACCGACACCCGGCCCAGCCATACGCTGCTGAACGGCCTGTTGCTGCTTAGAGTTAACGCTCGTTGCCTTGAAGGCCAGCTTTGCCAAGGACTTCTCCATGAGGTGCGCGACCTCAAGATGCTCCTTGTACTTCTGCGCATACGACATAGCGCTCATGAGATCAGGCTTGCCATATTGCTCAGCAGCAAGCCGGTTCACGGTCGCGTACACAACCGTCAAACGCTTGTTCACCTTGTAGTTGGACTTGGTGATCTTCACGCCCACTCGGTCCCACAGCATGTACCACTGAGGCTCACCGCTCACGACAGGGTTAATTAGCACAGCAACGACATCACCTGTCGCGTCATCAGTCGCCACACCTGCAAGCCGCATGAGCGGAACAGGTGTAACAGTCTTCGTTGCCTTGTCGATCAAATAGATGACGCAACCGTCCGTGTTAAAGGACTGCTCGTCACGAACACGCGCCTGCACACTGAAACAAGCCTTCGTGTTCTCTTCGATCACCTTACGAGAAGGACCAGTAGAACCCTTGTAGACAACTGGGTCGCCCCACATGTACGCGTTACGCACAACCAGACCACGCTTCACAATAGGGTTAAGAGTAGCCAAACGACGCGCACGGGCCGAATGGTCCCTAATCACATCAAGAGTAATCAGAGAATCAGGTCCTTCGACAGCAGACAAAGGCAACCAGCCCACATCTTCACGCTTGAGACGCGCTAGGGAATCAGAAAACGCACCCAGCGCTTCTTGAAATGTCTGCTCATACTTCATGTAAATTATCCTATCATGCTAGAAATACAGACAACTCTTCCTCAAACATGAAGTCCAAGAGGTCATCTTCTTCGAGCAGATCATCCGGCGAATAATACTGACCTTCCGAATCACCAGCCATAATCGCCCCAATATTCTGGTACGCATAAATGACAGCATCAAGAACGTCAGGCGACTTAATGCCGCGCTTACGCATGTTTTCCTTCGATTCAATAAGCATGGCACTACCCCTGTACTCATACTTGATTGAAGCGATCTCGTTATGTAGTTCATCATCATCCGGCAGGAAGACACGACCATCGGCGACAGCCTTAGCGAACTGATCGTACATAGCAGCGCGATAGTTGTACCACTTAGTGCTATCACCGGACTTCGCGTTACCGTGAATACCAATGACAGAAATGTCAGCAGGAACGAAATTGTAGATACTATCGAGAACGGATGCACCAACACCGACAGCGTCAATACGAATCTCGACAGCCCCTAGTTCGACTGCCAGCTCACCAACCTTACGGGCAAGCTCAGGGCCATTCAAGCCCTGGTAACGCCCATGAATCTGGATATAGCCGCCCTGGTTAGATACGATCACTGAGCTGTCGGAACCATAACGGGCAACGTCAACCCCGAGAACAATGGGCATCCCCTCGTCAGGCTCCGAAGTGTCGTAAGCCTCCATCGACTGCATAACACGGCCCATGTTGAACAGACCATCATCCGACACATCGGGGAACTCACCGAGAACACGTGCGACGAAACGCGGGTCATCCTCGCCCCATTCCTTCTTACGTGCATCAACCCAGTCAACCTGCACAAGACGAGTCGCAACCTCGACAGGTACGACTTCACCCGTGAAATTAGGTGTGTCATATGCACCGAACTGGATGATGTTCCAGGAGCGCTCTTCTGGCTTCAGGCGCATTTCCCGCTTGTAGACCTCGGCCATGTAACACGACGGGTCGTTAGGGTTAGCGATAGCCAGGATGCGTGCGAACTTGTTGGTCGTGATTGCGTCGGCTGCGGTGAAGATTTCCTTGGAGATGCCTCCCGCCTCGTCCATGATGACGGGGACGTACTGGTCGTGGACACCCTGAAAGCCAGACTCGTCCTTATCGTCCGGCTTCATACCAAAAGCGATAGGGTCTTGTCGATCTCCCATCTTCCACGTTGCGTCGGCGTTAACCTTGCCACCGATGCCAGCATCGGCCTTGACACGGGGTATTTCCTTCCACAGGACGTTGCGGACCTGTTTCCAGTTCGTCGCCGTCGTGACTACTGTCGTGTCATCGACAGGATGAGTGTCTACCCACCAGTTAACAAGGGTAGCTGACAAACGGCTGTTGTGGGTAGGCACCATGTGCTCGCCAACCAGGTACATGTGGCTCTCAGAGTCCACCTCGATACACTGTGTTGGCTCAGTCGGCACCGGCACGACATCGACAATGGTACGAACAGTCTTGCGCGAAGACTGAGCGTCCTGTTCTGGGCGCTCAAGGCTCTTCACAGAACCAGGCGTGAACGGGTCGAACGTAGGGTTGAACACCATACGCCAGCGAGGACCGACATCTTCACCATTCAGGTACGTGCGTTCCTTAGAAACAGAGCAGCGCACACCAAGGGAACGAACCAGCTCAGCGACACCGAGTGCCAACTGCTCGTTCATGAAGTCAATGCCGACACAAGTTGTCGCCTTTGTGGCAGTATTGAAGCCGTCGGTATCCATGAGGCCGCGCAGAAGATCAATCCTCTGCTCGATGGATGCGCGCAAGTACACCTGTGGAATGTGCTTGTTATTCAGCACACCAAGCTCACGCAGCTTGCCCGCGTATCCTTGATGTGTGAAGGCAAGATGCTCAGCACTATCCGAGTGATAGTAACGCTCATACAGATGGATGCCCTTAGAAGCGAACACATCCTTAATATGCTGCTTTCGAGCACCAATCGTAATCTCAGGGCTATTTGAGTGCCCATCACCGAGCCACACACCAAGCACGTAAGGGTCAATCAGCAGATCGGCTTCTTGTCCGACAATGGGCGCATTGATCGGAATGTAGTGGTTAGCCTGGTTCTGCTTACCATGTCGCAGAGACGACATGATCTCCCGCGTCTCACGGGTACGACCATAAGCCCAGCCGTTACGCCAGTCACCTTCAATACGTCTCCGTGCCCGTCCAGCCTCCTTGAAGTCCAGCGTCACCCATTCATGGGCTTCTGGGCAGATAACCTCAGCACCGTCATTGAACACCACCTTAACCAGTGGAATGTTCCACACAGGTGATTTAGCAACAACCTTAGTGGGCTTACCGTGCTCGTCAAGAACATAGTCACCAACGCGAAGTTCACCGATAGTCGTCCAGCCAGTAGGTGTAGGTACAATTTCTACCACTCGGTTGGCTTTGCCTACACCATTGCCCGTAACCACAAGGGTTTTCTGATGATCGACTACAGACTGTGAAACTTCACGCTGCTTAGACCACATGAACAGGCCGTGGTCCTCAGCCCACTTGGCAGGGTTATTACGCCACACTTCAAGACGCTGGGCATCAGAAAACTTCTTAGCGACAGCACCGAAAGGCAGCATCAGTCACCCTCAACTTCCACAGTCGCCTCAAGAAGAGCCGCAGGCTTATTCACAGCCTGAGAGAACCAGTCAGCCTTGTTCGTCTCCAAAGCCTTCTTCGCCTTAGCCGACAGGTGCGGGTACATGAGAGCCGTGTACTCTTCGAGCACTTGATTAGTGAACGACAGCATGATGTTTACTTGCTTCTCTTCGATCACGCGAATCTCATGAGTCACCGTCTGACGCTTCAGGTTCGCAACCTCAGAGATTTCACGCAAGACTGCGAGCACAGCCTGAAGATTCTGGCCCCAGTTACCCTTCTCGTCAGCAAGACCGAACATCTCAATCTGGCTGTAGGCCATGTCAACAAGCGCATCAAGACGATCAAGCTGCTTGATGCGCATATTACGGGGCGACAACTCCTGTCTGCTGTCGTAGTAGGACTGCTCAATAACGAACAGCTCTTCAGATGTGAAGCCTGTCGCAGAGATGATCCTGTTACGCTCCGTGCCACGCTTCAGCAGCGACAAAGCCATGTCGCGCTTGCCCCGCAGCTCTGGGTCATCACTCGTCAGCAAACTGCGCGAGTCGTTCTGAGAACTCATTTAGCACCTCTTCCACCGACTTCTGAAACTTCTTATCCAAGTACATGTAAGTACCCGCAACACCGACAACCAGGCCAGCAGCGAGACCAACCAAGAACCAGGCAAACAGCATTTAATCCTCCTTCGGAACAGAAGGCAGCTCTTCCACCTTCACACCGGCCTGCAAAGCCGCAACACGCACCGCGTAAGCGTGTTCCTTCCACAGGAACGCCTGAGTACGCAAATCAGCTTCAAGATCATCACGTGCTTCCTGAATCTCTTGAGCCTTCTTGTAACGATCAATGCACAAATCAATAATAGCCTTGATAACAAGGGTTACGACAGAGCAAACGAGGCCCACCAATGCCGTGTTCATATGCTAACTCCTTGTTACTCACTAACGGTTGACAAGTATTCTTCCCTTGTCTTATGATACCGTTCTTCTGCCTCTTCCAGCTTGCTCTTCGGCAGAACTCCGGGGCGATACGAATAAGGCCACACACGCAGAGCACGTGCAAAGAAAAACAGTGAAATAATTACTGACAAAATAATAACATGGAGCGGCCAGCGAACATGTGCCGTGGTCAGGACCAGTTCGTTAATCGACACGAGCATGATGCCAACTACGGCGACAAGAGCTGCAGGGCCTTCCAACCACCATGAACCCAACCACGCTGAAGGCGCACCCAAAACACCCGAGACGAGCATAAGAACACCCGCAAGGATAACAACCCACGGTAGCGCCGCAGCACTCGTCAAGAACCCAATACCCGTAATTGCGATAGCCGTGTAAATAACTACCATCGTGGCAGTTACCGACCTCGGCTCGCTCATAGACCTCAGCAACTTCTTCATGAGGCCATTATAGCGAAAACCCCCTCACTGACATCAGCAAGGGGGTTTTCTGTAATTGTGTCACTCAGCGTCAGGGGTGCCATACGACGGAGCCGTATAAACACCACCCGTGTGAACAGCTGCAAGAACCAGGGCAAGCAAGCCCAAGACCTTATCCAGCACGTCAAGCCACTGAGCAGACTGCTCAGGCGCGACAACACCGTAAGCAATACCGACAGCCAGCAAAGCTGCAACAACACCATAGATCGCCTTGCGGCGCTCAGGAGTCAGTGCGGTCCATTTGGTGCGGTCAGTGGTGAGAACATTATTCTCCATGTCCAGGTTCCTCCTAAATCGAAGTTACTTAGATTCTACCAGCTTCACGATGCCGTCAGCGTCCTGTTCGACAACCAGCTTACCGACAAGCAGCTTGCCGTCCTCACCGAAAATCGAGCACACACCGTCAAGGCGCGTCTGAGCGAGGCCGACAGCCATAGAGCCGTCCTTGGTAAGGAAGTAATCGCTGCCCTTGTACGACAGCCAGCCAGTACGCATAGCGCCGTTTTCCTCAAGGAAGTACCACTTGCCCTTGACGAGCTGCCAGCCGGTCTGCATCTGGCCCTTGTCGTTCAGGAGGAACCAGTTTTCACCGATCTTCTGCCAGCCAGTCTCCATCTCGCCATAGCGCGAATCGTGCATATCGTGCAGGAAGTACCAGTGGCCGTCGATATGCTGCCAACCAGCCTGCAACCAACCCTTCTCGTTGGCATAGAACCACTTATCGTTCACAGGGAACCAGCCGGTCTCCCAGCCACCATCCGAGGTGCGGTACCACCAGCCACCATCCTGCGACACCCAGCCTTCAGACTGAATGATCTCAGCATCAAGGTTGTCATAGTACGCCTGAGCCTTCTCCATGTACTCACCAGCGTACTTATCCCGCAGAGACGCAGGGCAGGCAGTCGAATAGAAGTCCGAGTGTGGGAACACGTTGACACGCCACTGTGGACGGCCAAGACCATACGCACGACACAGAGCCGCAGTCAGGTGCGCACCGGCATCAAGCGTCGCTTCACCAATGTCCCAGCCACCCTCAGCGCCAGTGGAGTTAGCGTGCTCAATGCCAATCGAACACGAGTTAACGCCTGGGCAGTGCCAGGCCGTGTCCTTGTCGTGGACGAACTGTGCGGTGCTGCCGTCAATGTCCACGTTGTAGTGCGCAGACGTGCCATTATTGTTAAACGCTGCAAGGACACCACCGTGCGACATAGCCTTGCCAGCGTTATGGTGGACGATAACACGGTCAAGTGCTCGACTACGCCCCTCATCGTAGTTATCGCACCACAGGTTGTAATCAGCGATCAGATTATGCCAGTCAGTCACTATAACTTCTCCTAATCTCCCAAGGACCGAAGTCCTCATACTCGGAGATAATCATATCAGTGAACACGCGGACACCCTCTTTCGTGACATACACCTGGGGATATGAGTTTCTACCGTTCTTATAGACACGCCAGATACCAAGCAGTCCTTTGGCCTTTTCCGTAGGCTCGCTAATATGGCGACCCTTCTTCAGGTATCCTTCACGGCGCAGAAACCTAATGACCTTCGTAGAGCCAATACTAGGAATCTCCCTTCTCAGGCCCTTACCGAAATCACGCAAGCTAATTTCTTCCATCACACACCGTCCACATCAACAAAATAGTCCGCAAACGGGTTATCACCCGGCTCAGCAAACTCCATGTTGATAGTTGCCGCTTCATCATCCATTGGGCGCAAAACGTCCTTTGGCTGTCGAATCGACTTGAGAATGAGAGTCCAGTCAATTGGCATGTAGTCACCCAGCATGATCATGTCCTTGATCGTTAGGCTACCATTCACCAACTTAGAGCGGTAATACTGCGCAGAAGACCCTCCGAGCAGCTTTCCATCGTTAGTGATCGACAGGCCCGCGTCCTTGAACTGCTTAATCACGAGCTGTCGAACAAAATCAAGCCGTGTTTCGACATCCCGGGGGTACTTTTCAGGGCCGCGAGATGCGCGGGCCTTAGCCATGCGGGCGCGTGCCTCTTCGAGCTTCACAGGGTCGGTAATTTTCATTCTTTCACCTCATACTTCTTCAAGAGGTCAGGTCGGAACCCAGACCAGTGTTCCTTAAGATGTTGATCTTCACCCTCACGAACAACGACGACAGGGGCCTGGGAATAACCCAGCGCTCGTACAAATGCTGCGGCAGCGGCATCTTCTGTCACGTCGAAGCTATTGAAGGGCAGTCCCAGTGCCTTCAGCTTGCGGTACGTAGCCGTACACTGAGGGCAGTTGGGCTTAGAGTAGACGGTAATCATTTGTTGGCCTTTCCAGTAGAACCGAAGCCACCCTTGCCACGCTCACCGGCTTGGACGGGTGGCTGTGCGTAGAGAGCCGACATGGCCTCTAGCTTGACAATAACAATCTGAGCGATACGCTCATGCTCTTCCAGCATGACAGGGGTATCCTTGCTCATGTTCCACAGTGGGACAAGAACTTCACCCTCGTAGCCAGCGTCGATGACACCGACACCGTTAGCGAGAAGCAGTCCCTTCTTGCTCAGTGACGAGCGTGCAAAGACGAGACCAACAGACCCATCAGGGATGTCGTGCTTATCCGGGTAGTAGCCTGTCGCCACATAGATAACCTCACCTGGGTAGATGATGACAGGCATCTTCGTGGACAGGTCAAAACCAGCATCGTTGTGGTGCTGTCGTTGTGGTCGCATCATTTTCTCCTTTCGTTGAGTACAACCATGAGTGCAGCAGCTTTAGCAAACTTCAGGGTGCTTGGCGCTACAACACAGTCTGAGATAACTTCGTCAGCTAGTTGTCCGAAGTCTGTTTCTAGGTCTTTATAGGTGTTATACCACTTGTTGATGAGTTCGCGGTTAACGCCCATGTATGTTACTGGGTCGCCGCTTGTCACGGCAATACGTGATTCTTTATCCCAAATGAAGTTAAGGTCATCAAGGGCTGGCACGTGTGGAACGAGCTTGTTCGCGTAGTTGTTGTTCCGGCTCACGTACTGGCTCAGGCAGATGACGACATCATTGAATCGCGGCTTTGTCTTTATTTCACCATCCCACCACGTGTAGATGCTGTCGATGAGCTTTTCTACTGTTGAGTCCAGCTTAACGGGGTTGAACTTCTTGACGCTTTCCGGTTGGTGGATGGTTCTGTCTGAGTAACTAAAGCTAGTGCGGCCAACTTTCTTGAGCCACGTTTCCACAACCTTACTAGGGTCTGTCATGTGTCCTCCTTTCTACGCAGTCTATGTTAATACGTTTTTGTACGGAGTACAAGCTAAAGTGTTGTGACTGCTATCACAGTACCTTCAAGGTAAAGCAAAGCGCCAGCACTCGAAAGCACTGGCGCTTTACCCCGTTAGGAAGGTGCTCTCAGTGTAGCACTCAGATGTGGTCACGTCCACGGCGACCGGCGCACCACGAAACTGTGAGAGCAGCAGCACCGGCCAAACCACCGACAATGCCGATCACGACAAAGGTTTGGAAGTCAGCGCCTGTCTTAGCGAGCTTGTCCTTCTTCTGGTTCTGAACGGTTGGCTTGTTCATCGACTCGACAGCCGTAGGTGTCGGCTTCGACGCAGGCTTATCGGACGGCGCAGACTGCGGCTCATCAGATGGGGTCGGCTTAGGAGCAGGCGTAGAAGGCACAGGAGCAGGGGTCGGTTCCGTAGACGGTGCCGGGGCAGGCGTAGACGGAGACGGCTCAGGCTTCGGGTCTTCAGAAGGCGTAGGCTCAGGCGTGACACTAGGGGCAGGCGCAGGGGTCGGCTTCGTAGAACCATCACCATCAGTGCCACCATTGCTCTTAACCGTCGCCGTAGCCTCCAGCTTCATACCATTCACCTCAGCATGGTTGGTCGCAGAGGTCTGACCTTCAGGAACGACAGTGTGCTCAGGCGGGTACGTGACACACGTCTTGGAGCCTTCAGGGGCAGTGAACTTGATTGTGTTCGTGTCCACCTGAGTGGCAGTGATGATCTCAGTCGTATCCGGGTTCCACGTATCACTCTTGGCGCACTTCACGGTCGTACCCAGCTTCGCGTCGAAGTCCTTGACAGTATATTCGACACCCCCATTGGCAATCCACTTGATTCCCCACGAGATCGTGCCGTCCGCATTGGACCAGCCGAACTTCACGTTCTCCGGGTTGGCGTACTCATAGTGCGCCGGGGAAGAACAGTCGTTGGTGCAGGTTCCCGTACCCTCCTTGTCGCCCCAGACAAGGGTCTTCACAGCCTTACCATTCAGCGTGATCGTACCCTCTGTGGTGCCAATCGCCCCACCCTGAAGACGAGCCTTGGCCCACCAGGTTCCCGTAACATCTGTCTTGTCCTTGTAAGCGTCCACCACTTCCTTGACCGTGCAGGTCAGCGTCGCCTCGTTGGCGACGCACTCACCAATCCGGGTGCCGTCGTCCAACGTGAAGGGGAAAGATGCCGCCCACGTGAACGGGGCCTTGCCCTCGTTCGGCACGGTCGAGACAGTGAACTGCTGGCCGACAGCCAGCTTCTCCACGGCCCAGGTGCCTCCGATGTTGACCTCAGAAGAGGTCTGTCGAGACGAGGACGTGGCCTTCGTGACCTCGGCCTTGATCTCGGGGGTGTTGTCGGCAGCATTGGCAGTTGCAGCAGCCGCAGTAATCATCAGTAGTGCGACACCTGTCGTCGCAAGAAAACGCTTCATAGCTTGTTCCTTTCGTAGTAGTTCGGCCTGACAACTAAGAGCATAGCTGACAGGCCGAACAATCCACAACAAATAACAATGTGACTCTACTCACAACATGATGAAGACCAGCGCATCTTCCTCTCGCACCCAGTCACCCTTCGCCCGCTCACCCTTCGGCTTAGGAACCGGGACAGGCGCAGGAGTTGGAGTCACCACGACAGGCGGCTCAGGTCGAGCAGGTGTCGGCGGCTGCGGAGAGGGGGTTGGTGGCACCACGATGGGGGGTTGTGGCTCAGGAACTACAGGCTGGGGCTGAGGCTTCCGGTCTTCCGCATACTTAGCGGCTATTTCACTAACTGCTGTATCAGGCGCTGTTACCTCACCAGGTTCATCAAGACTAACGACACTAACAAAGCTAATAATCATCTGGGATGGGTATTTATCCCTGTACTTCGTCGCATCGACGTATTCTCGATTGCCTTCATACTCAAGGAACGAACCACCGATAATATGTGACAGTCGGATAATCCACCCGTTCTCAGGGTCAGTAAATGGTGTTGGGTCGTCCATCTCCGAATACTTAACTGTGTGGATAAGGTAGCTACCCAAGTAGAAGTCAACCCTGTCGTTGAGCTTTGCTACACTATAAACATTAAAATCTGTCTGACCATTGTAAGTATTGCCTTGAAAGTTAATATCCGCTAAGTGCTCAACATACGTCTTTGGTTTTTGCTGGCTCTTAGTAGGTGCGCCAGTACGCGGGGTATGGGTATTAACCTGGTAATCCTTTGGTTGCCAACCCTTAGCCTCAAGAACATCAATCTCGCCACAGGCAGGCCAGTCTCCCTTAGTCCCAGTCATCCAGATACCCGGCCACGAAGAAGGCGCTTTAGGCAATATTGCACGTACGGACAAAACGAATTGACCTTTAGCCTGAAAAAGAATCTCACCCTTATCTGGTTTACGGGTATTCACCATACCAGACAAGAATGGCGCTTTCTCAGCATCAGTGCCAGTAGCTACCGTACCATTCAGTCTCAGGTACCCACCACGCGCAGAGATATTCTGGTCTGAGAAACGCATCTGGGTACCCTTTTCAGGGTCGAACTTACCCCAGACAGGCGACCACTTAGAGGCATCAAGACCACTGCCAGTAAAATTATCGAAGAAAATCTGCTTAGCCATGCACATATAGTATCATCCCCCTACCGAGTGTTAGTCGATAGGGGGATGAGTCTTGAACCCTCATGTAATGCCAGCACCCGAAAGGACGAACCCTTCAGTTACTTAATCCTGGGATCAGAGGCGCGCTGTCTCAGGTCGTCAATCACAGATAATCCATCGGACGATTCTCAAGAATCTCCTGCATCTTATGACCGGAAACGGTGTAGACACCGGGCGAGACGACACCATAAGTATGAGGCTTCACCATCGTAATCGCCTGCTTCTCGACAATACCCTGGTCGAGAAGAGCAATCAGCTCAGCGTCCTGGGTGGTGATCGTGTAGACACCCGTACGGGCCTCCTGGGTGATGGTCGTATTCATCTCGTCGTTCTTGACGACGGACGAGTACGCACCCTCGAAAGCCTTACCGAGCTTGACTGCGAGATCGACAATGCTCATGGTTACTCCTTGGTTGTCGTTGTTGTTACGAGGACAGTGTATCAGTCCTGGATGACATCGAAGTCCCCACCCAGTTCCGTAAGGATGGTTGCAAGTTCCCTCGTACTGAGCTTATCGCACCAAGTAGTTATCCAGTATTCCTGGTAATCATCATTACCAGGGACGCCTTCTTCAACATGGAGGAAGTAGCTACCCTCTGCTGTGATCACACAAGGCCCGATAGCGCACTGTTCGAGATCATATTCTTCGCCGTCCTTGTCCCTAACCACAGTGCTGGACTTAGGCTTTTCTTCCTCAAGTTCGACACCGAGCTTCTGGGCAAGCACCTTCAGCAGCTTATCCGCAAGTTCGTCAAACTGTTCGTCAGTCAACATTTTTGTTTCCTCCCTTCAGTGCCCAGTCGAGTTCTTCATTGAGTTCTTCCTCATTACTGCACCACTGAGCTGCCTTAAGGACATCCAGTAGAAACTCATCCCAGAAGCGCTTACCCAAAAGCCAAGTGTATTCCTCATTTTCTTCAATAAGCTCTGTTGGTTCCTTGAACTCAGCTTCATGCAACCAAGTAGTGAACACAGGAAGATTGATGTCAATGGTCGTAAGGTGCCCCCAGTCGGACCACCAGCCCTCGATAGTATAGCTTTCACCGAAACTGGTGGTAAAGGTGTACTCAGGGTGGTCGAGCATACCTGTATACATACACATATCGCACGAACCGTTAGTGTCTTCGTAGGTGTTTGAGTCGAAGTTAGTAAGACGTAGCTTCATTTTGTTTCTCCTTTCATTAGAACTTGTGGACAATAATCTCGACATTATGGTCATCGGCGTGGTCTCGGATCGCCTTTGCGAGTTCTTCTGGGTGGTTGTAAAAGTGACCACTATACGTAACCCACCGAGGCCCAGAAACGGCATCGTAATCATCAATTGACATGATGTAACTAACCCCAGTGCTAATTACACATGGAAACTTTGCCAGTTCAGCAAGATCATGGACGACACCATCCTTGTCCACAATCTCAGTGTCGCTTAGTTCTTGCTCAAACTCGATACCCATGATGTCAACCAACTCTGCAATCTTACGGAAGGCTTCTCGTGTTTCGGCATCAAAATAGATAACAGTCATTTTGTTGCTCCTTTCTGTCGTGCTGCTACAGGACTCGAACCTGCCGTGCTGCCATTACACTATCTGGGATAGAGTCGGAATGGTGAGACTCGAACTCACGGCCCCCTGGTCCCAAACCAGGTGCGCTACCTACTGCGCTACATTCCGTTGGAAGGGGTGCTGTTGGACGACAGAAACACACACTAAAAAGTGTCGTCCCTAGGGTGCTACCCCGCACGTGACCCCCGTCACGGCAACCGGCACGTCCGCTTGATCAGAGCGGCAGGTTTATATACCTAATCATCCAGCATCGTCCGGTGCTTGGTGGTCCCCTCGGTGAGAGTCGAACTCACACTCCTTTCGGAACCCGGGTTTGAGCCGAGCGCGTCTGCCTGTTTCGCCACAAGGGGTGGTGCCCCTAGGTTGGTGAAGCGACCGTTGTAGTTGAATAAACAGACCCTAGAGGCTATTCAGTTGTTATGCGTTCAGCATAGAGTCGCTCTTTCTAGGCTGTCAACTCCATACTAAGTGATGTGTATCACGGCTTGTAGTACACCGCAATACGTCGGCTACCGGTCATTATACCTACAGGTAGGAACCCAAAAATCTGAGTGCTCGTGTAGAACTCTTCAAGAGTACATGCACACCACCCGTTAGCTGTACGTGCATAGGTCTCAAGAGAACCACCGATGACTGACCCGACAGGGAACTTGTCGAGATCGTCTGGGGACTTGATGGACTCGAAGTTCATCATCCCAACCCAGGGTCGATGACAGTTGCGATATAGTCGTTATCCTCGTACTCATTGATGAGTTGATGAACAAGGTCGAGATCGCTCCATAGCTTCTCAGGGACTGCTGGGGCAGTACGAACCCAGTAACCGTTATTGACCTTCAGAAATGGGCCAAGAGTACCCGAGATAACGACACTGCCGCGATCTGTAATGAGTGCGAAGTCCATACAAGACTCAACATCTCCGACATTACCCAGACCGTTTGCCTCTACAAACCACACCTTTAGCTTGGTAATAGGCATATCGCGCAGCTTCATGTAGTTAGTCTGCATTTCGTTGTAGAGCTTAGTAAACTCATTGTTAGCCATTATCGCTCTCCTTTGCAAGTTCGATCAGTGCTTCAGCGTAGGACTTCACCTTGAACCAGTCCTTATCTTCTCTTTCTCCGGGGCGCTCGCAAGGGTGCAGCGGTTCAATACTATCGTTGTAGCACTTCTTAGCAACCGAGTAAATAGCCTTTACGAATTGCAGCTCACCACTGTTCATAATCACTCTCCCTCTTCTAGTTCAGAATATTTCCAACTCCCAACATTCCCGTACGTAAACTCAATGACGCAATCTTCTCGCCTACGTCGATGAGAAGCCCTATGACTAGCAATACCAAGATAGTTAAACTCCCTATCACAGGTATAGCAGTAGCAATCTTTAGTGGTCCGTGCTCGCATCAGTCCTGCCTCTCAACAAACACTTCATCCGTTTCCGGGTACCAGTAAATGTTGACGCAGTGTTCGTCACCGTCAAGCATCACGTCAGCGCTGATGCTCACAAAAGGCGGCTCGTCGGTATCAAACACAGTACCTTCAAGTCCAGTAATCATTAGTCTTCCTCCAATGAAAGTAGGGCTTCAGCATATCCCTTTACAGTGAACCAGCTCATGTTAGATGGGTTATTGCTATATTCACTGGTTGTGATATTAAAAATCTCTTGAAGCAGAGAATGTCCAAATGCAGCCATTGTTTCTCCTTTCTTCGCTGCCGATGTATCTATACTAATCCACTCGTCTGCAACCTGTCAACAAGTAACAGCGTGACGTGTACCACATCATTGTGAGGACAAAATAAAACCCCCTGTACCTTAAGCCAAGCACAGGGGGTTTTATCGGATCAAAGATCCATCAACTGGTAATGACCAGCTTAGCACAGCAACGAGAGATCGTGCAACCCTAGGACTTGTTCATCCAGTCATAGATGATTGCTTCAGCGACACCCTGTGGACAATCATAGTCCTTGGAGTAGTCAGGATACAGCTCTTCGATAGCCTCATTAGTATCCCACCAGCCTTCCCAGTTGTCTACTCCCAGATAGTCACCTACGTTCATACTCACTGCCTGAGAATAGACTTCACGCAGCCAATCCTCGGTAACGACGAACTTACCATCACCAATATACTTAACACCGTCAATCACGGCAGCACCTTCCATCCTTCACCATCTCCAACATACGACTTCATCTGCGTATCTGACAACCCAGATTCCATAAACAAGTCAGTGTCTTGCACCCAACAGTACTCCCAATCCACGGAAATTGACTTCAGATAACGTCCATCATTAGGGCTAACCAAAATTGCGCCAGGTGCAAGCCGATGGAACGGAATAGTCAACTCACTGAAATTGATAATCATTACTTGTTCTCCTTCGTAAACAGTTTCATAAAGTCATGATCCTTTTTTGTATTGCTTCGAGAACAGGTTGTTCGCAACAACTAGAAACCCGACAGGCGCAAACTTGTTCTCCATATCAAGGAAGAAGTTATGGTACTTGATAAACCTACCACCCAGAACCGTCTCACCGTTCACAGCATCCCGGCACCTTTGCAGCGCCGCGTTGTGTCGCTCGGCAATGTCGTTGATCTCTGGCTGACGGAAAGCGACAGACATTGCCTCCTTCTTCAAGCGGTTATCGCCTTGAATGGTGCAAACAAAATCTGCTTGATCTTCAGAGATGAAAGAATCATCCGAAGGGATAAACCAAGCATCATATGTCTTTACAAAGCTGAATGTGCCTTCCTCGAAAAACTCAAGATCGACAATCCAACCGGCAGGAAGTTCATCAAGAGCAGCCTCAAGCACCTCCGTGTTATGAACCAGATCAATATGTTCAGTATCAACTGTCACTAGCATTTTGTGTCCTTTCTTTCATACTGTTCTATGCTGTAAAAACCATCGAGCATACCGAGAATACGTGGATGTTTACTAAGCCTTGAAAGTTGCACTGTACCAGGATTGCCAGCTAAACCCTCAAAGAAGCCAAGGATGTAGTCATCAGACCACTTTCTAAACACCTCACGACCTCTACCGCAAATGTTTGCCTCCCATACACGAGGCTTCATAGCAGCCTCATAGCCGTACTCGTCAGATCGAGCAAGCCTCCACACCTCTCTCAGTGCGATGACAGCAGCATCTTCACCAACAATCGTGAGCCTGCTTGAATCCTTCTCTTGCTCCATGTACGTCACACAACCGTACATTTCAGCAATCCACTTCAACGACTCATTGATAACCTTTGCATCATCATGATCCCGGTGTATTGCGTAGAACTGCACCTGAGCGGGAATCTTGTACTCGACACCACGCTCATCCTTCAGGATGTCATTTGCAAGGACTTCACCGCCCCTACGGATGAACTGTGCCGCCAGCTCTACAGTGTCCGTCATGACAGTCTCCTTTCAATAGTAAACCGCGCATCGAGATGGGAAACCTCAACCCTCAAAAAGTAAGCGTAAGGTTCTTCCCACATAGGAACCTCAATTTCAACCTCGAAGTCATCTGATTCGTCCCAAGCCCATTCCAGCTGGTCAATCAGCAGATTACGAGAGTAAGGGGGCAAATCATGGCAAAGTGCAACGATACCCTCGGGCGATAACTCAAACCCTGGTCTTTCTAGTCTAGGCATTAGTAACTCTTATGAATCAAATGCACGTGCTCACGGTTACGCATGATGCGGACAAACATTTCATGGTCATCCTTCTTGGTGTCGTAGCAGCTCAGCCAGTAACCGTCAGCACGGAACCACTCCGCACCACCAATAGCAATCACACACCCGGTAATAATGTTTGCCACGTCGTCCGGTGTCTTAATCTTGATTCCAGTAGGTTCACCATTGAGATACGTCAGCTCGAATGGTTCCTCGTTGTCGTAGAGAACAGTCCACATCTCTACTTCAAACGTCCTGTACGCTTGATAAGCTGCTTCGTACTTATCGTGCAGTTCGCCCCACTTTGCCAGCGTTTCTTCAATGTTCATTGTTAATTCCTTCCTTGTTGTTAGTTGTCATAATCTTCAGGGATATAAACGACAACCCCGAAACGTCCCGCACGGATAAGACGTTCCAAACGGAGCAGCGTTATGGGTTTGTTCTCTTTGCTTACTGCGCCCCATTGGCTGTCATTACGGACTATCATCCACAGAGTACCCTTCACATGCAGAACAGTGCCAGCAGGGAACTCGTAAAGGCTGTCGCAATAGAACTCCCACCCGCTAGGTGTAAACAAGCGTAGCCGTGCCGTACGTTTCTTCATTAGTGGTACCCCGCGATTATTGCGACACCCATACCCGTGAGCAAGATGAACTCAATCAGCGCGCAGAAGATAGCGAGTCCCAGCAGGAACAACACGGGCCTACCGAGAATGTCCCGGCAGTCATAACCGCAGTAGCCGAGCAGAAATGCCATACCAGCCCACAGAAGAGCAAAGAAACAGTAAATAATACCAAGTAGCATCTACGCCACAACCCCCCAGTGAAGAACACGCGGCTTGACATCTTGCCGACGCATAAGTTCAGCGAACTGCTTATGAGTGAATGTCTCTCCTGTGTATGTAATCCACGACACATACTCGGCCGTCTCTAGGATACGAAACACCTCCCAGTCTTCAACGATGATGAGTGTTCCTGTGTTCAGCTCTTTAGCGTCCGCAATAAACAATTCACCGTTGTTGTCAATGCACTCAAACTGTGTGCCTGTCAGCTCAGTGAACTCCTTTTCGAGCTTCTTACGGAACTCTTCGACAGCCTCATCAATCATCTCCTGAACGTTGTTATTGGTCATCAGATCATTCCTTTCGGGATAAAGTGTCGGGGGTCAAAGACAACTTCGACAGGTCGTCCGAAGACAATGATGTCAGTGAGGAAGTCGTACACACTCTTTGCTTCTCCATCCGAGTTTGTCCACACCCCGTGCAGCACACCAACACCATAGGGCTTCGAGTAGAACCACTGTCGGCTCTTGAAGTAGACCATCGTACTAGGTTCAAGAAGGTCGCCGTAGAATATTGTGACGTGTGGGTAGTCACGCGAGTCATCGACAACCTTGATCTTGGTTTCCCAGACCTCAATCAGCAGGTTCGCGTACTTGTCGCTCAGCTTAAACATCTTGTCTGTCACTTGTTTTCTCCTTTCGTTGATGGTTTAAGCATAGGAGAGTGGGACGGTAGAAGTCAAGATGGTAGCGTGTGATTTAACCCACTAAGAGGTATGGGCCAATAGGCAGGGAATACAGAAACTGGTATGACACCCACCCCATCTTTACAGTTACTAAGCAATTGATTTTTTAGTTGCTTATTTTTACCCTTCCTTTACCCACCTGTCAAGCGACCTCCTACCATCCCCGGCGCACAACACCAACTATCCCGATATGCATGCCCGGTCCCCATCCCAACATCATATTGTGACCTGCATCACGCCCAACACAGACCAAAAACAACCGGAGGTCAATTAACAAAACTTAGGTATGCCTAACTTACCCCACCCTAACCTAAGTGCCCTACCTCACACTACCCACCAAAGTCACACAACCCACAACCTGCAACCTACCAACGAACTAGCACGAACTGCAACGAACTAATCCCTACTAATTGTCAACATGGCAATTAAACACGGCTCACGTAAACACCCCTCGAAACTCTCTATTTCTATTCATTTTCTTTGTGTGTAATACACTCTAGTGCATTAGTACAAACACGTGGAAAAATCTAGGATAATAAAGAATCTATATACGTGTATTTATTTCTATACTTGACTATTATCTATTACTATTAATATATTTATTTATTATATTTATTTATTTCACAAACGCTCACCTAGGCGTCATGCGCGTCATGCGCGCGAGGACTGCATAATATGCAACCCTCTGCATAACTATGCAACCTAATTGTCCTGACATTTACGCTACAGCCACTCTAAGCGCCTATCACCCCCTCAAGGCTACCCACATACCACCCACACCCTAAAACACGCTCAAACAGCCTTCTAGACCCCTTAAACACTCTCCCACCCACCTACCAACCCACCCTAACCACCAAAAACCCACGCCCTGCCTACGCGAGTAACATACCCTCCCCATCTTTGCAACCTAACTCATGCAACTATCCACATTGTGAGATGTCTAGTTATCGCTCTCGCGCTTTACACCTAATTAATCTGGCTGTCGCACACTAACCAAGGCCACAAAGTGTTATCTCTTTCACACACTAAAAACCTTGACATTCACTCACTACAGGGTATAAACTGCCAGGGCCGCCGCTCTCACCCTGCTAACAACCAAGTAACCAACGACACAAACAACCATGTTGACAACTCATAATCAAGGTGCTATCACGCGCGCGTTTCCTTATTCCTACTGTCGCCTACCCACTAGCACTAGCATGTGACGCACAACACACATTATCAAGTTGACAGCCAACTAGCGCCTTGCTAATCTTTAGCTATCGGCAAGCGAGAGACAACGCAAGCCTAATGGGATGCAAGTCACAAGGTTTCGAGTTGACACGCTGACAACAGCTCGATAGACTAGAGCTATCAACCAAGACAAACCGAAAGGTTCAACAAAATGATCCGGCTTACTATTGACGATGAATCCCGCGCCCTGTCGGCATGGGCAAACGCTGAAGTTCTCTACGTTGGCGAGGATGTTATCTTTGCGCCCCGATGGGCGGTGAGCGTCTGGTACGCCCCGGACGGGCACTTGTACTACGTGAACGACAGTGACCTGGCTAACATGCCCCTGGGTGTCGATGCTGACACCCGCGAACTCTACTGACACAACACATACACAGAAAGACAAACAAAAATGCGAGACACAACCCATGCAATTGTTACCCGTTGGACTGAGTATCGCACCCCTAGCGGGCGGTGGTCGCAGGTCCGACACGATGAAACAGAGGAAGATTTCAAGCCCCATAACCTGCACAATTTCTTTGATGCACAGTTTCCCGGCGAACAGCGCGGGTACGCATACACCATGTATGGATACCTGCCCGTGAGTGTGACTGTCCCTAGTCCCGATGGAAGCGAGCGCCGCGTTTACAAGTTCGACTATTACACAGGCCCGCGCGAAATTGTGACCTACACGTACGAAAACGATTAGTTTTCAACTTCCACGCCTTAAAGGTGAGTATAAAGCCGGGTTCAATTCCCGGGCGTGGAACGATGTGCAAGCGCACAAACCACCGACAAACCGAAAGGTTAATTATCATGGCACACACTTTCAAGACGGACCCTTGGCACGTCAAGGAAGCGCGCGGGGATGCGTGGCATCCCACGCAGTTCGCCCGCGAACACTCTCCCTACACTAAGGCCCGCCGTGACCTTAGCAAGCGCATCCGCGCCCGTGAACGCCGCGAGATGGAACGTATCGCGCGTGACCTTGAAGCATGGGGCAATTACTACCCTACGGGCGCAACGTTGCGCGAATACGCATCCGACACTGACCGCGTTGCGTGGCAGTCT